AAATCGGCTTCACGGAAGGTTTGATAGATTGCCTTCCAATCGTTGACGCCGAATAATGCTGATTGTCGTGAGCTGGTTGCCATAGTGGTATTCTCTTTTAAGTATTTATCTTAAATGAAAACCCCACTTTTGGAAGATTATTGAATTACTGCGGTATTAGTACCATTATTGAAGAAAACACTCAAAATTTCTGCATTATTAAAAGGTGCAACAGCTAGTTCTACTTCAATTAATATACCGTTTTCTTGAGGATATGCGCTAACAGTATTAACTATCATTCTTGGATCCTGATTAGCAACTCGTCTGATTTCTGTCTCTAATTTGTTCTGAACATCAAATGTATTTGGTTCAAATACAAAACTCCAAAGAGTGGTTCCATATCCTGGATTCCCTACTTTTTGTCCTTGTTGAATATTCAATGCATTGATAAAATCTTGTATGACTAGAGATTGGTCAACTAATCTGTACTTTTTGCCAGGGATAACTGGTTGTACAACAGAACCTACACCGCCCGCAATACCCGCTGGTAAATTAGTTGATCTGGGCTTATTAGCATTAATTGTACTGAAACCTACATAAGTTGGCATGTTGTTGTCCTATAGTATATTTATATTTAACTTAATGATAATTTGTTGCGTTCACTTAAAATGTCATACCCCTTTATTTGAAGCTCGGTTAATTGTAGTCGTAGTGCTTTAGCTTTTTGAAGTGCCGCATCAATTCCTGGATCACCTGCAGGTAAAGTATTCATTGCCTCTTCGTGTGCGTCTACTGCCGCATTGAACTGTGCTTTGACAGTTTTAGATTCCGCAATTACAGCATCAAATCTAACATCAAATTCTTTAAACTTTTCTTTTTTTGCATCAAGTTTAGCCATTTCCGATTTATATGTATCTTCACTTATACCAGCAAAGTTTGGTGCTGGTATTTTTGAGTTACCCAATAATGATGTTATTGATTGTGCTAGCTCACCCCTATCTGTAGTATTAATAGCCACAGTAGGTAGTTTGATTTGCACCGCGCCACCAGAACTCATTGCACTAATAGCGGCATTTAACTGTGCGGCTGCGCCGGCTGGTAAGCCTGCTGAAGCTAATGACGCTAATGTAAGTTTTCCACTCTTTAAATCATCTAATCCTTTTGTCAATGCCCCGGCTGCTCCTGTAATTGCATTTAATGCACCCGAAGATGCTAATGGATTAGCAGATGCTAGTCCAGCTATACCGCTTGTAATTGCAGATGCTTGCCCAATTAAACCTGTTACTGCGCCAACTCCCGGAACACTCTTAATAGCACCAACTGCATTATTAACTACAGAAGCAACTACACTAGCACCTCCTGGCAGTGCTCCTAATCCAGTAGATAGGTTAGCTGTAATACCTTTTGTTACTCCTGATATAGAACTAGTAACAGCACTAAGTGCGCCAGTAGCAGAACTTAATGCGCCAGTAGCAGAACTTAATGCACCAGTTAAACCACTAGTAGCAGAACTTAATGCACCAGTTAAACCTCCAGTAACAGAACTTAATGCTCCGGTTGCAGAACTTAATGCATCTGCTATGCCTCCTGCTGACGGGGCTTGTGCGGCCGCTTGCGCCTTCTCTGTTATATCTTTAATGTTCTGCGGTACACCTGCTGTTAATGTTGGCAATGCACCACTGATTGCAGAAAATGCACTACCGGCAACACCCTTAGCACTATCTAATAAGCCTGATAGACCAGGAATAGCGCCTTTAGTCATTCCACCTAATGATCCTGCAATACTACTTAAACCACCTGTTACCGTACTTGCTAAGTTACCAGCAAAATTACCAGCTGATACTAAACTACTAGCTGAACCCAATACATTATTCAATGCACCAGTGGCCGCACCTGTTATATTTGATACTGCCCCGTTCACTGCTCCTGTTAGTGCACCGGCTGCACTGCTAGCTAAATTAACAGTATTTTGTATACCGGCAGTTGCGGTAGACATTACTAAACCTGCAATTGCTGTACCTGATTCTTTACCAGTAATTAACCCTGTTTGGGTTAATGTAGTTTGTGCTTGTTGTAATGTAGTAACTTGTGTAGCTACTTGTGCTACCGTGTTGTTGATATAACTAGTTAAGGTTGATGCACCATCTTTACCCGTAAACAAATTAGAAGTTAATGCTTGTTGAATTGTCTTTCCACCTTGTACTAAATTATCAACCAATGCTGCCGCACCCGGTTTAATTACTCCACCTGCTTCCATTTGTGCCGCACTTTGTGCCATAGCACCCACTGATGCAACTGCACCTTGCGCTGTTTGTACTATACCTGCTCCCAATTTAACTGCGGCTGCGGCCGGACCATTTGCGGCAAGTGTAGATAATTGTCCAACTATCGTACCTGTTGTATTTTTATCTAACGCCGCACTGATTGCTGATGACGGAGGGACAGTAGATGCAACTGCAACTGATACTGGATTAGTTGGTGCACCTGCACTTGCATTTGCTGCCGCTACTGCCGGCGCTGGTGCAGCCGGCAATGCCGCACTTGCGTTGTTATTAACTTTAACATCTACCCCTTGATTTGCACTAGCCCATGGTGCATGAGCAGGTGCTCTACTTACAATACTTAATAATTTACCCGGAGCAGCTACCCAGCCCTTAGTAGCATCATTCAATGTGTCAGTATGTGCTACAACTGGTAATGGTTTTACTTCTTGCGGGACTAAACTAGATGCCCCTGTATTTAAATTAATTTTACTACCATTAAAATAGGTTATTGCATCACTATAAAAAGATGCATCAGCACCACTAGCAAAACTCATCTTGCCATCTACTTTAGATGTATACTTACCAGAAGCATATAAACTAAAATCTGTTCCAACTTTTTGTGTAGTTTCTTTTTCACTACTAATTGCAATCGTATCTGCACTTATGTTTAATGACTTACCTGCATTAATATTAATATTATTATCAGCATGTAAATTTAAATCACCCTGTGTTCTTACATTGAATGAATTAGTAGAGTACATATCAATTGTACCCTCTTTACCCATTTCAATATAACTTTGTCCGTTGGCATGAATGATGAATAATGTTTGACCATCATCACTCATTAATATTTGATGTCCTAAACTACTACGTATTCTTACTAATTGATCTTTACCTAGAATGTCTCCGTCATCCATTACTAGGGTATGCCCACCCCTACGTGCAATAACTTTTAAACCGGCGGCTTGTCCAGTATTACTTGCGGCATCAGCAATAGTCTCATCAGTAAAGCCGCCTTCGTATATAGGTCTGCCAGGTGTGCTTACTCCCCAACCAACACGTGATGGTGCTTCACGTTGTGCGCTTGATCCAATAACACCTCTAATAGGATCTCTAACCAATCCCTGTTGTGCCAATATACTAGCAACATAACTATGTACAGGTTTAGCATCTGTTAAAAATCTGTTACTATTTGCCATGCCCTCATTATTAGTATTGAGATTAACTACTGGTAATCTAACTGCGCCACCTAACCCTTTTGCTTCTCCTGCATTTGCTACAATATTAGATGTTCCGCCAATTGCAGGAACCATTTGTAATGCTTCAGCTTGAGGCACGCATCCAATCCAATAACCGTAATTAGGATCACCATTAATGAATATACATATAACAGTTGTTCCGATATCAGGCTGACTATTCCACATACCATAACTGTTAGGATTTTTAGTATATTCTCCGTATCCAGTATTTGCACCTGATGGTGTCGTTACTCCGTAGAAAGGAGTCATGTAACTAACAGTTACCCAAGAGCTGCTATCATCAGGGTTTTGTCCACCTAAATCACTAATGTATACCTGTAGTCTACCTGAACGTACTGGATCAATATTGTCTTTAACAATACCGAATAACGGTACACTACGTAGTACTGCACCTCCTGCATCCGGTTGACTTGCTTTTGTACTACCTCGAGGTTTTATTTCATCATATGCCATATATTATGCTCCGCCCCTTGGTCTTCCTAATAATCTTAATTGAGCATTTGTTGTTGCGTTATCTCTTGCTCGGGCCGCTAATGCCGCATTAGCCTGAGTTAAGTCTACTTCTCTACCACCTTGATTAGCAGGTTGTTTTGTAGGATTTACTACATTCTCATCATCCGGCTGAGATGCTGCATTAAGAGCTTTATTTGTAGTAGCTGGATATCTACTAGCTAGGTTATTTACTTCATTAGCGGCTTGAATTTTATCTTCTTCTGTAATAACTGGTCCAAGTCTAGCATCACTAGCACCAGTTTGTCGTCCACTTGCGTCTAATACGACAGGTCTACCGGCTGAATTAGTAGCTTCTTTAGCTACTAAATCTGTCATAGGGTTTATTCTACAGTCTAATTCTTGTGTAAATTTACCTTTTGAAAAACTGCTGTTTACTTCTATGACCTGATAACTTATTCCTTTAACCAATGATGCAACTTCTTTGGGGTATTTCCAAAACAATATAGATTGATTTATAGTTAACAATCCGTTATCATTATTATAATCTTCTGGTTCTTTAAAATCTATTTCAATAAACACTTGACCACCATTTGGATTTATAGTAAATCCCTTGCCATAAAATTGACGATATATTTGATTTGCTGAACTAGGACTATCTTGTATTAAAAAATCAGGATCACCCATAATAGTAACTTTTGCAGTAGCATAGGAACCGGGATCAAATAAACTAGTTAGATAAGAATTTTGTGCTTCTTTACCTACATCTAATTTACCTGTTCTATCTTGATTTTGTCGCTTGCCTTCTATGGTAGCTATATCTTGAGCACCGCCTTGACTAGCAGGGGCTCCAGTTGGATTCAATGCTGCTATAAAATATGCATTATCTAATTTTTGTTCATAGTTTAGTATTTCTGAATTCTTTCCAGTAAACCAATATTCATATCTTTTATGTGGCCCGTAATATTTTGTAGTTTTATTTACGTATGGACTAGTTACATATGGAGTTTCATACGGTTGTATAACATATGTAATTTCATACGCAAAATCACCTGCTATTTTATCAAACCCTAAACATTTAACTTCAGACCCTAAATTATACCATTTAATAGCATCCGGTTTAGGATCCGGAACATTAGGACCACCTTTATTAGCCGGTACCGGTTGTGTAGTTGATTTTATAACTAAATTTAAGGCATCTTCCAAATAACTACTCTGTGATATAATTGAACCTATTGCTTGCATTATAGATACATCATTAGCAAATGTAATAGTTCTACTATTACTATTAGGTACAGCCTTTACGGAAACACCTTCATTAACTTGATTTACATTTTTGGCTAAACTCATAGGCCATGTTGATTTATTTAAATCAGCAATACTTACAATTGATGCACCACCTATTTGCACCTCTGCATCTCCTAAATATCTAATCTTATTATAAACATTTGGTATAATACCATCCGGAGTTTCTGAATTAACTCTGTTTTGTTGATATTGATTTAACTGATCTATTAAGTTGTGTAATACCGCATCTACTGTACTTCCCTGATATCGTCCACCACGATCCAATCTGCCAAATTTTACACCAAATGCAGTTTGTGGGGCAATAGGGGCAGCCATAATATTATATACAGTCATTTTGCCATCAAGTTTAAACTTGAAGCTTTTAATTTTAATGTCAAAAAATCTTTCAAATACTCCGCCTGAATCACCGGTTATATCTCTATTATCCTGATTATATGTGGTGCTTGCTGATATTTCTTTTCCTTCAGAATCATATCCTTGAAATCTAACACCTAATATAAAAAACGCCTTAGTAGCATTAGCTAAATCTTTAAAATTTTTTAATTTACTTTTCTGTCTCAATATCTGCGAAGCATTTGTTAGTTGTGATATAAATGAAAAACCATATGGTTCATAAATGTTAAATGTTATTTCACTGTCGTTAGATGCAGTACTAGTAGCAGGTCCAGCTGTTTTAGTTTTAATTTTTAACTCATCTATATAATAATCATAATCAAATGCACGTTTACTTGTTTTATTGTTTATCCCACCGCTTTGTGCTATGATATATGCACCTGACATGTTGTTTTCAACTTCAGTGGCCACTTGTGGATTAGCAACATTATTAATGGCATTAATATTATTTCTACCAGATAAAATAAATGCATCATAAGCATCAGGTGTTATCATATACAATGTAATTTGATATGTATAACTTGATAGATTACCTAATGGGTTTTGCGAGCGTAAACCTGGTTTTTGACTGGCCGGCGCTCCTTCTATTGCTTTAACCGGTCTCTTAGCAGTAATAACTACTTCTCCCAAGTCAGATACATTACCAGATGGATTAGGAGTTGATTCTGATTGACCTTCTCCGCTATCTCCGTCGGCAGAACCCGTAAGAGTGTTTGGATTAGTTTTGTTTTCTGTTGCGGGTGGAATTGGTTCTGTATTTTCCATTTATAGTCCTAATAATTGTTTTAAGAAATCTGCTTTAGGCAAATAGATACCTACCCCTGTTACAAAATCAAAATAAGGATCTTTTAATCTGTTTGGATTGCGCTGTGCAAATACCCACCATAATCTACTATCAGCATATAAGTCAAATGCTAACATATCAGGACGAAATTCATATACCATTGTTATTTCCCAATAGATATCCGATGGCTGTTTATAGATAGGTCTATCTATCATTACATCTAAAAATTTACTATTAACTATATCTGTGACATAGTATGGGCTTGTTGCCGGATATAGTGTGTTATTTGCCATTACCAAATTCCTCCGCCACTGCGTTTACTACCCTGTAGTAATTTGCCAGTAGCATAATCTTTTAAACTAAATGTATTACTTATATCATTACGTGTTACAATTGGATATGCCACTAATGCAATTTGTATTTTTGTAGGCACATACGTAGGTTGCGTATTTGTTGCTTTACTAAAATTAGGTGCAGATTGTGTAGCACCCGTATTTAACGGTGTATTACCACTTTGTAATCTAATTTGTGTAGGAGTTGAATCACTATTTCTGTTATCATTAAATGCAGTTGAATTAACTCCAGATAATAATGTTGGACTACCTGCTCGTATATAATCTACGTCATTAGGTAAATTATAATTAAATGATGATATAACTAACGGGTGTCTATCAAATTGAAAGCCACCTAACCCAGATAGATAGCACAACGGTGGAGGTGTTCCTAATTTTGGTATCTCATCTTGACCATAAAACATTTTAGTCACTGATCTGAAGAAATGTATAACGGCTAACATGTAATTTGCCTCTTCAGTGTCTTGTGCAGTGAAATCACAATTAATAGTAACCTGGTCAACGCTACTGTTTTTATATTGAAATATTTTATAATTACTATGTATTAATTCTGCGGGATCATAATGTGCGGCATACGTAACTTGAATTTGTGGCACATATGGAAAAATTACTCCATCTGTTTTTTGTAAAGGTGCTAATATACCTGGATTTTGTGCTTTATATAAATATCCTGCACTAGGTGCTAAACTTAATCTTACACGCCAATCACCCTGTGTTTTTGCATTCTCTGCATCTTGTGTAATCTGTTGTGCTCTGGCATTTTCTAATTTCCCTTGCAAGCCGGCTGCATTTGTGACACCTTCAGCCGCAAATATATCTTGTTCTGTTCTTAATGAGGTATTATCAAATTCTTCTCCTGCTCGTATTCTAGCCGCTTCAAATGGATCTTCCTCTCCAATCATAGGAGGTTCTTGTAATGCGTTTTCATTGTTAGCAATTTGTGTATCAGTACCATCAAACTCATCTGCGGTACCAGGTGGTTCTCGTAATGGTTCATACCCTGTAACATCTTGTCCTTCTGCACCAATATTGGTATTAGGATCGCTAGCAAGACTTATTGTTTGTTGAGGTTGGGGAGGTGGTTCTTGTGAGTCATTACCAATATTAGTATTTGGATCAGTATTAGGATCTATAAGTTGTTGTTCTGATGCATTATTTTCTTCAAGGATTGCCTGTTGTCTTGCCAACGCAGGATCTGTTATTAATGCAGGTGATGCACTTTGTAATTCTTCTGTAGTTTGTGGTGGGGTGGCACTAGCGTTCTGACTTGCAGGAACATCTTGTGCCGGACTATTTCTGCCTTCATATCCAGGTGGTGATCCAAATAAACTAGTTCCAGGAGGTACTGTACCAACAGCAAGTAAGTTAGATTGTCCTACAGTCAGGTCGTTAACATATTGTTTAGTATTATTGAATTTTTCTTGTGCATTTGCGGCCGCTACATTAAGTTTATCTCGTTGGTCGGCTAAAGATTCTGCTTGTTGTGCAGCCTGTGCTCGTTCATCGGCTGTTAACGTGGTATCAGTTGATTTGGCCCTCAATGCATTAATCTCTCCTCGTCCAGGACCATTTTTTTGAGCCTCTTGAGCAGCCAACATCGCAGCCTCTTGCTCTGCCGCTCTGGTTTCTGCTGATTTTAATTGGTTAGAGGTCGTAAACAGGGCATTACTTCTGTCCTTATCTGACAGTTGTGTCTTTACGAACGACGGGTTAGTTAAGTCTGTGGGGCTCCATGCTGGCATAATATGTTGTTATCCTTACTTATATTTATCGCTAAATAAAAGTGCTAATTTTACCCTTTTCACTAAAAAATTGTTGCTTTTCTGCAACTATTGTGTTACACTACACAAAACAACAAGGAAACTATGTCTCTATTACCCGCACCACGCAAACCCGTAAACTATCTTAATAACAAAGATATTTTAAAAGAAATACATGAGAGTAAAAATGCATACTGTTGCTTTACTAAACCAGAATATCATCGTTATGACTTCATTGTAGATATGCCCCAAGCCCCACTTGATGATAGTCTAGCATATGCTTTTAAAGCTGAAACAATTCAACAAGCAAAAGAAACCCGTGCGTTGCGTCTTAGTTTAGAGCAAGGTAGTAAAGATAGTGTTTCACCCGATTCAATCGCATTAACAGATTTAGTATTTCGGGTAATGAATTGGGATCATGTTCCGGTCGCACCAAAACAACCTCGTAAAACAGTCAAAAAGAAAACAGCAAAAGATATCTTTGAGTTTGAGGAACCAAATTCAGATGAAATATTTGCTGATTTGGAAGATTCTACAACTAAAGCTGAAGTGGACGATATGGTTCATGTTAAAGTAAACTTTCCCCCATTCCAACATTATAAAATTGACGAAAATAATAC